GCGCTCCACGGAGCCTTCGCTCTTATAGGTTTTATGCTCAGGCAATTTGAACTAGCACGTCTCATCGGAATCCGTCCCTACAATGCGATTGCTTTTTCAGGTCCTATTGCCGTATTTGTTAGTGTATTCCTCATCTACCCTCTTGGACAGTCCAGTTGGTTCTTTGCGCCGTCGTTTGGAGTTGCAGCGATCTTTAGATTTCTTCTATTCCTACAAGGCTTCCACAACTGGACGCTTAATCCATTTCATATGATGGGTGTAGCAGGTATCCTTGGTGGAGCACTGCTCTCTGCAATTCACGGTGTTACCGTAGAAAATACTTTGTATGAAGATGGCGATCAGGCAAATACTTTTAAGGCATTTGACTCCACACAGGAGGAAGAAACTTATTCAATGGTTACTGCCAATAGATTCTGGTCTCAGATCTTTGGCATTGCGTTCAGCAATAAACGCTGGTTGCATTTCTTTATGCTTTTTGTACCAGTTATGGGTCTTTGGACTTCTTCTATCGGTATCATTGGTTTGGCACTTAATTTGCGTGCGTATGACTTTGTTTCACAAGAGATTCGAGCAGCAGAAGATCCAGAGTTTGAAACCTTCTACACTAAGAACATTCTATTGAATGAAGGTCTCAGAAACTGGTTGGCACCAGTCGATCAACCTCATGAGAACTTTGTGTTCCCTGAGGAAGTTCTCCCCCGTGGTAATGCTCTGTGAACAACTTTGAAATTTTCTTTTACTTTCTTTGCTTTGGAACTATTCTTGGTGCTTCGTTTGCGATGATGTGGGGTAATATTCAATCCATCAATGTGGAAATGAATAAACCCAAACCTAAACCACGTCACCCTGAAGCACCTGCCGATGGCGAAGAGGTTCTTTATGTTGATCTTTCTAGAGAGAGACTAGAGAAACTTTACAAAGGAAATGATTAATGATATACTGAGAGGGATGATATCCCTCTTTTTTTATGGACTACGAAGAATATCAAAATAAAAAAATACAGATTAGTGAAGCAAAGCAAGCAGCTGTTCGTTGCTGGGCAGTTGTAATTGGGCATCTTTTTATTGCACCAATTTCTTCCATTTACTATTCTGCTAAGACCAATTATTGGAAACCTACTTGGATTGCCACTGGTGTTGCTGGCATTGCAATCCCACTAGCAATGGTTGACGCTGGCATAACACTCAGTTTTGCTCCTCCTATCACCTCTGCTGCAATGATTATTGCCAACACTACAGAGAAGCGTCGTAAACTCAAACTGTTTGGACCTGAACAAGCAGATCATGTTCAATTTGATTTGGAGAATAGTTGAGCATCTGCTATACTGAGGGTCTCCAAGACCCTCTTTTTTATGCTATATAGATTTTTAAATGTCCAAGAAACGAAAAAGTAAAAGAAAAACTATTTGGCGTTTATGGGCAAAGGCATTAGGAGAGAAGGCAGGTAAAAATGACAAAGAGGCAGACACAATTGCTTGTATACGGACTCTTATATTTGTCAGTTACCTTATCACTAATGTTGCCATTGTTGCCAACGCAGTAAGACACTGGAATGATAACAACGGAAACACCTCACAAGTTGAGAGAAATTATTCAAGATACTTGGCCTAATCTTTACTACCTGAAAAGAGATGATCGGAAACCTGGAACCAGAGGAGAATGTGATGAAAGAGAAATTCCCGAGCGCTGATATGCTAGGGCAACTTGCAATTGCTCTCGGCAAGATGAACTGGGATGCTAATGATGAACTTCGTGTTAAAATTGGTGGTGTTGCCAACAGTGGTATTCACCAGACTGAAGATGCGAATCCACGCTGGGCAAAACCATTTGGCACAGTGAGTTATCAAAGTGATGCATTCATTGTCATTGAAAATGTGACCAGGAACCCTGTAGTTCCTTCACAACCTAACCCTGAATTGAAACAGAAACATGAGTACACAGGACCAGAAACTAATTGATGATGCCTTCACTGTAGAGAAGGCACGATTCCTTTGGCACAGCAAGGACAAAGAAGGCAATGGACTTGTTTCAGCACTATCTGAGGAGAGCTGTATTGCTGCCACACGCTTCTATCTGAAGGGGAAGCAAGAGGGTTGGGAGAAACCTGAAGTTGTCCATGAAGGAACTGTTGGAGGAAAACTCTAAATATGCAAAGAATTGTTGATGAAGAAAACAAAGTTGTATTCTTTGAAGGAAAATGGCCAGGTGTAATGGCTGTTCCCATTATTATGAAGAGAGATCATCCAGGTTATTCTCATCAAGTTTTATCATGTGCAGATTTTTATAAATTAAAAGAAGACCTACCATCATGACCTTTACCATTTACTCTAAAGACAACTGTCCCTATTGCACAAAGGTTGAGAAAGTGCTACAATTGGCAGAGTTGAAGCATGTTGTCTACAAGCTTGGACGTGACTTTACGAGGGAGGAATTCATTACTGAGTTTGGTTCAAATGCGACTTTCCCTCAAGTCATTGAGAGTGGAAGAAACATTGGTGGATGCACCGAAACTGTCAAGTATCTGAAGGAAAACAATTTGGTCTAATGGACATTGTAAACTACGATATGTATGGTCTTCTTGAAAAGGCAATTGAAGATGCCTTTGAGGGAAAGATGACTCTGGACTTCTATTCATATTTGAAGAGCAACAAAGTTCTCAAGAGAGAGGTTGAAGAGTTCATTGAGAGCACCGTAGCTGAAGAGATTAGTAACCTTGTAATGGATCTTGAGGACTATCTTGAGGGTGGTTCTGATGATGTTCATAAGCAACTGAGGGAAGGTTATGGTCATATCTCCAAACCTCAGGCAAGAAAAATTAAAATCTATCTTTATAAAATATTAGAAGATGCTTGGCAGTATGAACGAGACAAGAGACCAGGGAGACGAAAAAAGTCCTCTAAATAAATCAGACAACCAACCTTTGTCAATGAACAGAGGTTTGGAGTTGCTTTTAAGAAAGAATAGAAAGAGGGAGGAAGTTCCAAAAACTTTTCAAATGAAGTTTGGAAAACTCTTTTCTCTCTTTAATCGAGAGATTGACTTTTACCTAGAACTTCATCTAGATTTTAGAAAAAGAATCTCTCGGAGAAAGTAAATGCAGGCAACAATTCTTACCTTCGCTTCTCTTATATCCATTTTATTTCTCCTAGTAGGATTAGTAATTGGATACATTGCGCAGGACTACTTACAAGAGATCAAAATCAATAAGTATCACCCTGAAATGTTTGATGAGAACGGAGACCTTATCCCAGATGAAATTTTAGCAGTGAGGTTTGAAAATGACTTCTCCGACTACGAAGAAGAAGACGACGACTAAAAAGTCAACTCCAGCAGCAACTACAAAATTGCCCCCAAATCCCTTTGTATTTGAGATTCTTGATCTTGTAAGCAAGCAGAGAACAGCAGCAAAGAAAGTAGAAGTTCTAAAGCAGTATAGTTTTGATGGTTTGAAAGCTATTCTGATTTGGAACTTTGATGACACTGTTATCTCTATGGTTCCTGAAGGTGAAGTCCCTTATGAGAGGAATGAAGTTCCCGTTGGAACTGATCACACTTCTCTGCGCAAAGAGTGGAAGAACCTTTATCACTTTGTGAAGGGTGGTAATGATTCCCTTTCACAGACCCGCCGTGAGACAATGTTCATTCAGATGCTTGAAGGTCTTCATCCCCAAGAAGCAGATATTCTTTGCTTGGTTAAAGATAAAGCACTTGCTAACAGATACAAAATCAATCAATCAGTTGTAACACAGGCATTCCCTGATATCCAGTGGGGCGGCAGATCTTGAGTAAGATCAAAATCATTCGTGAAAACTGTGATCCAGAATTAGCAAACGATAGATCTCTACCTTGTACCACATACTTGGTAGAGTATATCAAAGATAATGTTAAGCAGTGGGACATAGTGATTTGTAATAAGAAGGTTGATATCTTCGACCACTATTGGGACAGATATAGAGAGGGATTGATTAAATTTACTCAGACTGAAGGTAGATTGAACCCTAAAGTCTGGGAGGACCCTTTGCAAGTGAAGGAGAAAAAGAAAAGATGACCAAAGGTTTTGATGTAGAGTTTGATCTTCCACCAGAGCAACTAGCAGTGTTGCTTAAGAAGTATAAGAAACTGAAGAAATATCAGAAGTCTAGTCTGTTCGCAGTCAAGACTATGGATGGAACAGAGACTGTAATTTCTAAGTTGGTGGAAGAAGCAAAAGATTTCGAAGCTTGACATATATAATGTATGGGGTCTATAATAGACCTATCGTTCATCTCAGGTAACTGAGACGCAAGTAAGTCGCGGAACGGAGCGTTCAGACTATGGTTGAAGCACTCATTTTCTTTAATTTAATTACCAGAAATCCAGTTGATCCTGCTCATTATTTGGACTGTGATCAATCTTCTTGGATTATTGAGCGCATCGAACGTTCTGAGTTACTTGATCGATCTCAAAAAGACGATTTTGTAACTAGAACACTTGAAGGAACTGATCCTTCTTGTTTTGAGTCACAAGCATAGTCCGCAAACGACTGAAGGAACGGGGCAACAATCCCATTTCTTTAGGAGTAAACAAATGCAAGTTACTTATCGTGGTGTCAAGTATGACACAGCACATCGCCCTTGCCAGCAGAAACATGAAGAGCATACTGTAATCGAAACTTACAGAGGTGTTAAGCATACTGAGAAGGTAGAGGTGGTATCATGAAGACTTCAGTAAACAAGAATTGGCTCTCTGTCATTAAGGCAAAGCAAGTCAAGGATAAGAAATTGAAGACTGCACAACTTTGCATGGCAGGTCACTGCCCTGTCAAATAACTTATTTGTGTAGAGGGGTTGCTACCCCTCTTTTTTTATGCTAAGATAACCTGAAAGACTCTATCATATGGAAAGAGAAAGGCTTAAA